GCAGACTCTCAAGTTGCGGGAAGGTGCACGACGCACGCCCGTGGCCATTGATGAGAACAAGCCTTGGACCAATTGGACAGTGAGGGAGGAAGTAGAGAACTTGACTTACGATCGTGAAACGATTCATGCTTTAGTCAAGTCATATTCCACCCCCACATTGTACGGGGGGGATGAGCCTATTTGCACACCATTGGTAGAAGATTTTTACCAAACGATTGCTGCGATTCAGGACGTCCCCTGCCTGCCCTACGTCATTGATGACCTTGCACTTCGGTTTATGTGTGTTACCGATGATTGCTAGTGTTATTAAAGGCGTGGGGCTTGATAATTGACTTTCTGGGTTTCTTATTTTTAACACCAGTCTAACAAACAATGTCGCATACCGGATTGAAGTCTCTCGATGAGGTTGCGCAGACCATTTGTCTGCCCAACGAGCGAGCGCCTGTTCGTTTACCGACGTACCCCTCAATTGACAAAACTGCCCTCTTTCGTTACCGATACCAAAACACGCAGAGTCTCAAAGATGCAGCCTACTCGTCCAATCAAAACGTGATCGGACGGAAACGCTTCCTCGTAACACGAGACCCTGCCGCTCCACTTTTACTTGACACTGTTCATACTTTGCAACGTGTAGTCAGCGGCAACACAGGAGTATACACTGGCTCGGTTTTGGCAAGAGCTGAGGCAGTGGATATTAATGCTGGAACTGCTGTATACGACACAACGGCTACAGTGCCTTTCTCCAAGATGTACCCTTGGGAGTATTATAATCGCCTCCCCAGCGGCGATTACGACTCAAAACAATGGTTCGTTGTCCCTAAGGCTCTTGACGCTTATGGAAAAGCGTCCGGATTTCTTGGGGAGTTGGGAATGTCACTTTTTCGAAATGACCCTTTTGTAGCGCATTCTCTTCCCGTTGTGACTTCTCGAATTGGTGAACCAGTGGTTGACATTCCCGGTGGATCATTGGTATTGGATTACACCATGACAATTGAAACTATTGATTCCTCAGGGGTTACCAGAACTGCGGTTTTGGACATGGATTACACCAAGGCCAATGGGAAACCAGGAGTTAACAATGGTTTTTATTCAATTGACCCGAACACGGCTTTGGTTAGGATTAAAGCCCTGACTTACACCGGTCCGGTCAAACATAAGGGGGCCAATGGTGTTCTAACTGAC